TACCGAATCCAAACTGTTTTGCAAAAAAATCACGTGTTTGATCCACGCCTTTCTCAAATTGTCCGTATAATGTTTCTTCTTCCTCTTCTTCCTCTTCTTCCTTTTTACCTTTTTTACCTTTTTTATCTTTTTTGTCTTTTTTGGACTTTTCCTTTTCTTCAAGGTCTTCTTCTAATTCTTTAAGTTTTTGTTCTTTGTATTCCTTGTCTTTTTCCATTTTCTCTAACTCTTTTTTGAGCTCTTTTTCTTGTTCATCGCGTAATGCATCTTGTTCCTTTTGTATTTCATCATTCTTTTCTAAATTGTTATATTTACTTTTCAACTCAGATAATTCATTTTGAATATCTTCATACACTTTCTCTTGTTGTTCAATCATCTTCTTCTGTTCTTCTATTATTTTCTTTTGTTCATCTATTTCACTGTCTTTATTTGATAATTCTTCTCCTTCTTTTTCTAATTTTTCCTTTTCACTCATTAGTTCTTCATTCTTTTGTGTTAATTCATATAAGTCATATTCAAGAACAGATACCTTTTTCTTCATTTCATCAATTTCTTTTTCATTTTTATCTGACTTGGATTCTTCCTCTTTTTCTTCTTCACCTTCTTCGTCTTCTTCACCTTCTTCGTCTTCTTCACCTTCTTCGTCTTCTTCGCCTTCTACCTCTTCTTCTTTTGATTCTTCCACTTCGTCTTCTTCGTCTTCTACCTCTTTTTCTTCTTTTTCTTCTTCGCCTTCTACCTCTTCTTCTTTTGATTCTTCCTCTTCCAACTCCTTACTACTTTCAATTTCTTGTTCCAATTCTTGTGTCTTTCCACGTAGCGAATCATTTTCAATGGATTTACTTATAATACTACGTTCCAATACCTGATTTGTTTCAGAAAGTTCCTTTACACTTTTTGATAATTTATCAACCTTTGATTCTAAATCCTCAATCATTTCCAATTGCTTATCAGCAATGCCCTTTTGTGTATCTGCCAAGTCTTTACTTGATATTTCAGGTTTAGAATCTTCATTTTCTTCTCCTTCATCCTCTCCTTCACCTTCATCTGAAATATCTTCATCAGTTGTAATCTCTTCTTTTTCTTTTACCACAAATCCATCGTCGTCTTTCTGTAATATTTCTTCATCTACTTTCTCGTTATCATCATCTGTAGCACCACCTTTCATCTTTTTTGTACCTTTAGTAGGACCGCGTTTTTTAGCATTAACAAAGCCAAACGGGTTTCGGGTAATTTGCAATTTATTTCCACTGTATTCAATAAAATCAAATGTGTTCATTCCTTCTTTATCAAACATCTCCAATATAGCATCCCTGTTTATTTTTGCATCAGTATTTACTTTAACATCAAATGACCAGGTTTTAATATATCCTCGCAACATATTAAACATGATACTAATTTCATTGGGCTTATTGATAATTGGTGTTCCAGAAAGTAAAATTATCTTAGCGTTCTGAGCACTCATAATATAGTCATACAACATGTAGGATAATGATTTCTTCTTATTCAATTTGTTTATTATACGACTTACAAAGTTATGTGCTTCATCCACAATCAATACACAATTGTCAAATGGATTTCGGGTAAATTTACCAGTAATGCTTTCTAATTTTTTCATATTTAATCCATTATAGTTCAAATCCATATATTTTACACGAATCATTTCATTCAATTGTTTATCTATGTTGTCCTGCTCTTCGCTTTTTAACAAAGAAAAATTTGGCTGCTTATTTACATTTACCATCCAAGCACCTCTATGTTTGCGTATGTATTCACGTGAAATACTCAATGTCAAGTGTAATATTTCAACATTTTCCGGTTTTCCTTCAATACTAACAAATTCCCAATATTGATTTTTCTTAAATAGCAAATCACCACACTTTTTCAATTCACTGAAGAAATTCATTTTTAATGACGCCGGGGTCATTACTACAATTTTCTTGTCAGTTTTCATACCTTCAGCAAGAGCAATAGACGAGCATGTTTTACCACTTCCTAACCCATGATATAATAATAAACCACGATATGGTGTGTATAAGTTAAGATAATCACGAACGATTTTTTGATGGGTCAATAGACTAAAGTCGTCATTTCCTCCATCTGTGCAACTAATTTCGCTTTTATCTGATTGAATATCCTTTAAATAATTCTTAAACAGTTCATTAATCTTTTTGTTAAATATTTTACGATTATTCATATAATACGATGACGACTTGACTAATACCTTTTCTCCTTCTTTTGGCATTCTCTTTCTGAATTCCAAGACACCTTTATCAACCACTTTCCTATCAATATTTCCTTCTTTTGTTTTTCGTCCTCTCTTAATTGGCCCTTTTGTAATAATTTCCTCTTCATCTTCATCCTTTGGTTCTTCCTCTTGAGCTTCTTCCTCCTTTGGTTCTTCCTCCTTTGGTTCTTCCTCTTGAGCTTCTTCCTCCTTTGGTTCTTCCTCTGGTTCTTCCTCTTGAGCTTCTTCCTCCTTTGGTTCTTCCTCTGGTTCTTCATCCTCCTTTGGTTCATCTATTACAATTTCCTCAACTTTATTGTCATTTATGGGTTTTTTGTATTTGAATTGGTTAATACGTTTCATTATATCGTCGCGATTAATCATGCGCTCACCGCGTCTGTCTATAATCAATTTACCAGTCTTATCCTGTTTAGTAACCTCACTTTCGCTTTCTACAGTACTATCAATATCTTTTTTTTCTTCATTCATGTGTTCTTCTAATGGTTGATTTAAAAAAACATTAAATTCACGTTGTTGCTTAGGTACTGGCTTTCTCTTCAAAAAATCAACATTCATTTATATACAATAACAATATAATTATATATATTTATTAGACAAATTTATTTATGTTATCCAATGCTTCTTTACAAGCAATCTGTTCTGCCTTCTTTTTAATCTTATGAATGCCTTGTCCAAGTAAGATGAATGCCTTATTATCCTTTGCCATCATTACATGAATATCTTCATACGATTGAATACGTTCTATGGGTATTGCTTGAAAATGTTTACTATTATGAAATGTTTGTCCTAAACATAAATAAACACCCATATGATATCCATTATCATTATTGTACTCACTAATTTCACGATAATGTGGTGTCACTTTAAATTCCTTTTGAATTGCAACCTGTAATATATTTTTATAGTTTTCATCATTTTTCACAAGAGATATCCAATCTACATGTTTTTCATATACATTTTCAATGAATTGTTGTGCTATTTGGAACCCCGGTCCAGTAATAAACGCACTTTGCCATCCTTCTTCATTAGAAACATCAATCTTATTTGCGTCCAAAAACAACGCTCCCAGAAAGGATTCAAACAAACATCCCAACTTCTTATGATTTATTCGCGTTTGTTTAGCTTCAGAATGTTTAGACATAATATACCATTTATGTAATCCCATTTCATACGCCAATTTTCCAATAGATTCATTTTTAACTAATGCGATCTTCTTTTCTGTCATAAATCCTTCATTCTCTTTAGGAAAACGTTTATATAAGCAATACTTGGTGACACATTCCAATACTCCATCGCCGAGAAACTCAAGTCGTTCATTTGATTTAGTATGAAGGTCTAAACAATTTATAGGACATTTTGCAAGTATAATATTATTTTCTTCATTCTCCTTGTCTGGACGACGTGTATATGAACGATGAATAAATGCTCGTTTATATAGATTGAAATTATTAATGCGAATATCCAATCCATATTTATGCAATAAGTCATATACGTCCCTTTCTGTAATTTCTACATTTACAGGATTATATGGGTCAAAATACAACTGTTCAACTCCGTGTTCGTTTTTAATAATGGTTATATCTTCCTCGTTCGTTTGTATCATGATTGGATGGATTGGCGAATTTAATAATTCTATATTGTACTATATTATGATGCTTATTATTTATTTCAATTTTTTATTATCCATTTAATACAATATCAACAAAAATAGAACAATAAATTAAAGGGTTTAGAGCACAATTAAAATATTTAGGTAATATATAAAAATGGTATTAAGCGGAACTAAAAAAACAAGCTCTATTGCTAGCATTACAAACCTTCCCAACGGAGGTGGCTCAAAGAAAGCCGGATTACCCAAGCGTGTTGACGGAAACTCCATGTGGTCTCAAGTTGCTCTTAGCGGAACATCACAAAACCGCAGCGTTTTGATTGAACCCCAAGTAAGCACCGTAAAAGCCTCTCGTCCGGTAGGCATGCGTTTCTTCAGATAAACAGTTAGTTGAATTATAATATAATAAGAAATAATGTTTTATTATATTATTTAATGAAAATCGTGGTGGATTATCGCGAACACGATTTATATGATGTGTTAATAGATAAAACAATGACTTTGGGGGATGGTATTATAGTGAAGGAAAATCTGCTTTTAGGAGATATACAAATACAAAAGGAATATGGAGAACAAATGATTATTTTTGAACGAAAAACGGTAAAAGATTTACTTGCGTCCATTAAAGATGGGCGATATTCGGAACAATCATACCGCCTAACACATTCGTGTGATGTGCATAATCATAACATTGTGTATATTATTGAAGGAAATTTGTATCATGGTATAGCCGAGATTGAAAAGCGGATTGCTTTAAACGCATTTATTTCGCTAATGTTATTCAAAGGATTTTCTGTATTAAATACTCAAAGTGTTACGGAAACTGGTAATATGATTGTATCTATTATGTTGAAAGTAGAAAAAGAATATGCGAAAAACAAAATACCATATTACTATTGTTCAACTGACACTAATACTCAACATCAAGTTAAAGCATCTACCGAAACAGATTATGTAGATGTTGTCAAAAAAACAAAAAAAGATAATATTACAAAAAACAATATTGGAAATATTATGTTATGTCAGATCCCTGGAATAAGTGCATCCATTTCTAAAGTAATCTTAAATGATTTTAATAGTTTCCGTGAGTTTTTAGATGAATTGAAAGAGAACCCTGATTTCCTGAATACATTAGTAATTCAGTCGTCTAATGGGAAAACACGAAAAATTAGTAAAACAATTATTGAAAATATCAAAAATTATTTATTATAGATGAACGTGTATAGATGGATATGAATATGGATGATGTATCATTGAGGTTTAAATCGCACCGGGATGGTTTTGGAATACGGGTTTGACAACTTCGCGATCTTTATAATCTCCGCGTTCAACAGCTACTTGTGTGAATTGAACACCTCCCCAGTTAGAATCCATTGGGTTCTTGCTTTGTTGTTCATTTTGTGTAGATTTATGTAAAAGGTCTAATTCTGTTATTTGTCCAATGTGTTGTCCATATGGGTCAAATCCTTGGAATTGGTTGGCATTGTAAGGCGGATTTTGTTTGGTTGCGTCTAAATATGGAACCAACATTTTATTTGTGTCTTCTTTATACACAAGTGGTACATTGGTTGGCAATCCTCCTTGCATATCAAATGGACTGGGGCGGGCACGATAGACTTCTTGACCCTGTGTGTTTACTTCTTGCTGTAAAAATAGAATAGGGCATATTTCACCACTATTGCGTTTTATATTAACATAATTGATATATTCGTCTAAATTATAAAAAGGCATCGGATTCGCCCCATCTACCACAGGTTTATTTGTGTTATACATTAATAACACACCATTCTTACGAACCAATAAGTTAGGACAATTACTATTTACAGTCATATCCATAGAACTTGATGGTTGCGTTTCAAACCCTTCTTTAGTAGAATAGCACGTGTTCTCTACAAAGAAATATAATCCCAGTAAAAATGTAATAAATAAAAATATCAAAAAATAATCCCTTGTCATCATTTTGTTTATATATTATATATAAACAATATATAATGAATAAAGCGGTTCTTATTTATGCAAATTGGTGCGGACATTGTCAAATGTTGAAACCCAAGTGGGAACAAGCCAAAACAATGCTAAACAATAACGTTTCTGTTATAGAAATTGAAGATTCTGACCCATACAAACAAGATAAAATTAACATGTTGAATCAAGACCTCAATGGCAACCAAAAAGTAGAAGTAATGGGATATCCTACATTATTTAAAATACGTAATAATAATTTAGAATATTACCAAAAAGAACGCGAACCTTCGCAAATGGCTGATTTTTTCAATCAAGGTTCAAACAAAATTGTTGTCAAATCCAAGTCTAAATCCAAATCTAAATCCAAGTCTAAATCCAAATCCAAATCCAAGTCTAAATCCCGAGGGGGAAATCGTTTGAAAATAACGAAGAAAATGAAAATACGTAGAAATAATAAAACACGAAAAAATAGAAATTAGAATATGTAGATAAACTGAGATAAAATTGAAATAATAGTGATACATATACCACCATTATTAAATACCATGTCAACAGGAGAAAAAAAGAAGATTAAAAAGAAACCCGTCCTTGGTAAGGATTTTCGGTTATTTGATTTCAGAATTGATACACAGACTGAAGAGGACGATGGAAATGGTCCAAGTATGTTTGACAATTCAAAACTTGTTATTACTATGTTTGGACTGAATGAAAAGGGACATACGTGTTCCATTGAAGTGAATGACTTCAAGCCATTCTTTTATATCAAAGTGAATACAGAATTATGCGACGACGATTTTGATAAGTTAGAAAATAGTATTCGTAGCGCATTGGAAAATTCAGGTGCGAAAAAATCAAAATACTATACCAAATCATTCAATTGCGAACGAGTAAAATATAACAAACTCTATGGGTTTGCAAGTGGTGAGCTGTCGCATTTTGTAAAAATTACATTCAAAAGCAGTCGTTGTTATAATAAAGTGAAAAATTTTTGGATATATAACAATATCAATCGTCCGTCCAAACAAAAAAATGAGCAATATCATTTTACAAAATATGAATTGTATGAAAGTAACATACCACCATTGCTTCGTTTCTTTCATATTCAAAACATCTATCCTTCCGGATGGGTGCGTGTCAAAGCACCGTCAAAAGAAGGTATCAACACAACGTGTAAATATAAATATCAATGTAGTCTATCAAAGATCATACCTCTCAACGATAAGGAGGACAATGTTCCCTTCAAAATATGTAGTTTTGATATTGAGGCAAGTAGTAGTCACGGAGATTTTCCTGTTCCTATCAAGAGCTATAAAAAGTTGGCAATGAATATTGTAGATAATTTCAAGAAGCAGTCGTTGAACAGTAATGATATGAAATACAAATTCTTGAAGAAAAACATTGAAGCAGGATTTCAGCTTAAGAAGTGTGACAATGTAGATGTTGTATATCCCAAAGTGAAAAATTCCAAACAAAAAATGACTGACATTATCAATACACTCATAAATATGTTGAAGGAAAAGCCTGCAAATGATTTTATTCAGGCTGAGTCAAACGATATTGTTAGGAAAAAAGTGAATACGTCGTATGATGCTGCTGAAGAAGACGATCTAAATACTGACATCGTAAATGAAAATATTCCAGAAAAAAAGACAACACAAAAAAAGAAATTAACAACAAATAAAAAATACGATGGTATGTATTTGGTAGATATTATTGATGCTGAAAGCAAAGTTCCACGTGATGAAAAAATCACTATTCTTGATGAAATATTAACGTGCCGCTTACCCGAACTGGAAGGTGATAAAGTAACATTCATTGGTTCAACGTTTATGAAGCACGGTGATAGTGAGCCATATTACAACAATTGTTTAGTAGTAAATGACTGTGACCCAGTAGATGGTGCAGAAATACAATGTGTAAAAAATGAATATGATTTGCTTACTGAATGGACGAATTTGATTTGTAGAGAAGACCCAGATATTATTATTGGGTACAATATATTTGGTTTTGATTATGAATTTATGTTTCGTCGTTCGCTTGAAAATAATTGTGCTGAGAAATTTCTTGCGTTGTCGCGCTATACAAAGAATGGTTTAAATGGGATTTGTGGCAAGACAGATAGTACTGGATTAGTACTAGAAGATGGGATTGAAAATAAACAATTGGTTATTGCAAGCGGCGAATATGATTTGAAGTTCTATGATATTCCAGGACGACTACAAATTGATATGTATGCGTATTTCCGAAGGGATTTCAATTTGTCTTCGTATAAACTGGATGATGTTGCTGGCGAATATATTAGTGATACTATAAAACATACCGAAAGTATTCACATTGATGATAACCCATATACAGAGTTATATAGTGGCAATTTGACTGGATTACATAAAAATGATTATATTCATTTGGAATTGGTGACATTCACTGTGGATTATTATGATGACGGCAAGAAATTCAAGGTGATTGATATCTATTCTAAAGAGAAGGACGGGAAAAACTACAACGTTATTTTGATAGAAGGTCATCACGTATTTGAAAAGAATAAAAAGTTGAAATGGGGTGTAGCTAAGGATGACGTTACGCCTCAGGATATTTTCAGATTAACCAATGGCGACGCAAGCGACCGTGCAATTGTAGCAAAATACTGTATTCAGGATTGTAACCTGGTTCATCATTTGATGAAAAAGATTGATGTGATTACTGGCTATGTTGAGATGTCAAACATTTGTTCCGTGCCTATCAGTTTCTTGGTATTTCGCGGACAAGGTATCAAACTTACCAGTTATGTTGCCAAGAAATGTCGTGAAAAAAATACACTGATGCCCGATTTGGAAAAGAAGGAAAATGATGGAGGTTATGAGGGTGCTATTGTACTTCCACCAAAATGTAAAATGTATATGGATAATCCTGTTGCTTGTGTGGATTATAGTTCGCTATATCCGTCTTCAATGATTAGTCAAAATTATTCTCACGATAGTAAGGTTTGGACAAAAGAATATAATTTGGAAGGAACAATGATACATGAGACGGGAGAGAAAGACAGTAAAGGCAACTATATCTATGATAACTTAGAAGGGTATCAGTACATCAATACTGAATTTGACATATTTGAATATCGCCGCAAAAGTGAAAAGAGCCGTGCGGAAAAGACAAAGGTTGGACGAAAGATTTGCCGATGGGCTCAACTGCCAAACAATAAGAAATCCATTATGCCATCCATTTTGGAAGAACTACTTAAAGCACGTAAAGATACTCGTAAAAAAGCGAAACTTGAAAAGGACCCGTTTATGCAGAATATTCTGGATAAACGACAACTTGGGTATAAAGTAACGGCGAATTCATTGTATGGGCAATGTGGCGCAAGAACATCCACATTTTACGAAAAAGACGTTGCTGCTTCTACTACTGCAACAGGACGTCAAATGATTATGTATGCTCGTGGAATGGTTGAAGACATTTATGGAAATAAAGTGGTAACGTTGAAAGACGGGTCACAAGTTAGAACCCGCGCTGAATACATTTACGGAGATACGGATAGTGTATTTTATACATTCAACTTGGAAGATTTGGATGGTACCAAGATTACAGGACAACGAGCGTTGGAAATCACAATTGAAGTATCGTTTGAAGTTGAAAAAGTATGCAGTATGTTCTTGAAACCACCAATGTATTTGGAATATGAAAAAACATTTATGCCGTTCATATTGTTATCTAAAAAACGTTATGTTGGTATGCTTTATGAAGATGACCCTAATAAAGGATATTTGAAATATATGGGTCTTTCATTGAAACGACGAGACAATTGTGACTATTTAAAAGATACCTATGGCGAAATTATTAACATCTTGATGAAGACACAGGACGTTCAACAAGCGATTGATTACTTAAATCAGTCTATGAATAAGTTGATTGATGGAAATGTAAGTATGGACAAACTTTCTATTACCAAGTCGTTAAGGAGTGATTATAAGAATCCACAACAAATTGGTCATTGGGTGTTGTCTGATCGTATTGGAAAACGAGACCCCGGTAACAAACCCAAACCGGGTGATCGTATAAAATACGTATTTGTCACAAATCCGAACAAAAAAGCCCTTACTGGTGATAAGATTGAGACTCCGGAGTTCATTACACAAAATAATTTGACAATAGATTATGTATATTATATCACAAATCAGTTAATGAAACCGCTTCAGCAGTTGTTTGGACTTGCTATTGAAGATATTTGGAAAAATCAAAACAAACATAATGCTATTGTACGTCATCAAAACGAGATGGATAAATTGGATAAAACGTATAAAGATGATATAGAAACATTGATGAAGGCTCGCGAAAAGGAGTGTTCTAAAAAAATCAAAGTTCTTCTATTTGACAAGAAGATTCGGGAAATTGATAATAAAGTGAATAAACAAAAAGAACTTACGTTTGATATGTTTTCAGCACCAGCATCAACACCTACTACAAAACCATCAAAAAAAATATACAAGAAATAATATAACCCTACAATACAATGAAACATTTTTTAATCACACATTTCGCTGTAATAATCTTCTTCTCTTTCGCCGGTTTGACAACCGAAATAGCATACAATAGAAATAATAACACAGAATATGATTATTGATGCTATAGTAATGGGGGCCATTTTAAATATCCGAAGGTGTATAATAGTATAATGATTATATATTATTATAATTTTCTTGACATTATCAATCAATTTTTTATGAACTATCAGATGATATATCTCCTGATATATCTGCTATAATTGATGGAAAACTGAAATCAAATGTGAATGCTCTTGGCGTAGCATCATTTTGTTGTTGGGCATTGTATTCGCTAACTGATGATGATAAACTTTCTGTTATCATTCTCTGCATTAAATTAGCAATATCTGTTGTATTTATATGTGGTCGCGATGTTGATGAAGGCTCTGTGTGTGTATTATTTGTTGTTGTTTGTTCGTCTTGTTGTTCATCTGGTTGTTCATTTTCCATATCATTTTGAGGTAAATTATTATTTCCTATATATTCACGTATATCATATCTACATACAGGACAACGAACATTGGTTCTAAACCAATTTGTAAATGCCGTTGCATAAAATGTATGACCACAATGATGTATTGTAGTAACATTATCTCCATCTTGAAAGTTTTCAATAGTAATTGGACAACGTGTATTTATTGGTGGATGTTCTGAATCATATTGTGAATTGAACGAAGCACGTTGGATTTCTTCTTGACTTGGTGATACAATAACATTTTCAAATATATTTTGCCCTTGTGGAACCCACGAATAATAAAAGGTTGGAGGGTTCGGATTAGGGGGTGCTGGTGTTGGTATTCGTGTAGATTCACTTTGATTACGACGACTACGTGCTGGTTGTGTTTGTTGCGTTATGAATCGTCTATAAATACTAATAAGTGAATCCATATTTTCTTGATAACGCATTATATTGCTGTTATACGACATGAGAAGTTCCATGAAAATAGCGTGTAATCTTTGTGTTTCATTATCACTATTATAGTGGTACGATTGCTGTGTAGGTTGTCGTCGTGCATATGTATTACGTCGTGCCGAGGTGGAAAATAAATTACTGAAAACTGAAGGACTTACATTTCGGTCATTTATATAATTCTGTACTAATTCTAATAGAGCATCTCTATTATCCATTATAATAACATATAAAGATATTTTTATATATCTATAGAAATGGATAATAAATATAATAATTTATGCTTCACTGGATTAAAAAATATAGGTAATACGTGCTATATGAACTCTTGTTTACAAGTATTGAACCATATTTATGAACTCCACGGAATATTAGATAATATTGAAAAATATAATGATATCCCAGAAAAAACAATATGCACGGAATGGAATGATTTAAGAACTGTGATGTGGTCTGGGAATGGTGTGGTAAATCCTAAACGGTTTGTTCATTTTCTTCATAAAACATCAAAAGAGTTAAATAGCCTTTTTGTGGATTTTGACCAAAATGACTGTGATGAATTTCTTATGTTTATGATAGAATGTATTCATAAATCTATAAGTAGAAAAGCTACAGCAAAGTATCCAGATACAAACAATGCTGTAGATAAGACGTGTTTTGAATTGATAAAAACTACATATAAAAAAGAGTATTCTGAAATAACTGAATTATTTAATGGCATTACTGTTTCATTCTTAATTGACAAACAAAATAATATTAGAGGTAATAAACCGGAGTTCTTTTTTGCTTTAGACTTACCTATTATATTTAACAATAAACTTATTCCGAATCTAAACTTGTGTTTAGATGTGTATTTTGAGGGAGAATGGTTGGAAGGCGATAATGGATGGTTAGATGAAAAAACAAATACAAAAGTAGATGTAAAAAAGTGTTTTCGTATTTGGAAATTTCCAAGCATACTCATTATAACATTAAAACGATATCACAATGGTCTACGAAAAATACAAAATAAGATTGATTTTCCATTATCTGACCTAAACCTTAGCAAATACTATTGTTACCAAAAAACAGAACCTGTCATATATGATTGTTTTGGAGTATGTAATCACAGTGGTAATGTTAATGGAGGTCATTATACCAGTTTTGTCAAGAAAAATGATAATAAATGGTATCACTATAATGATTCAAATATCCAATGCGTTAATGAAAATGTAGTAGTCTCTGAAAAAGCATATTGCATATTTTATAGAAAAAGGTAGGAATGAATTCTAAAAAAATAGTTTGATATAATATATAATAATTAATGTTATCAATAATGGAACGTATTTACAAACCTCATTTATATGAAGGATTAGCCGGGGATACCAATGTCAATGATACTACAACTGATGTCAATGATACTACAACTGATGTCAATGATACTACAACTGATGTCAATGATACTACAACTGACGACAATCAACAACAACCTTCTGAAGAATCAAGTGATTTACCTGAAACAGAACCTGTTCCCGAAGAAAAAGATACATCTAAAAAAAGTATTCAAGAACAAATATTAAATACAACAAATTTCAATATAGTGATGTTGTTTTTATTTTTGTATATTGTAGCATATACTATTTTAGGTGTTTTTTATAAACATAATGGTAGTATTACAATGTCATTTGTTATAGATATTATGTTTACAGTCATTGTAGCTGGTATAGTTTATGTACTATACTACAGTTTAGACAGTAACCAACAACAAGAATTATTAAATGACAAATGGGAAGATACGAAAAATTATGTAAATGATGAATACTCAATAGCATATCAAGTCATTTTCATTATATTATTTTACGCTTTTATATACTTGTTTAGAATTCCAATGTCAAGTGGTTCGAAACCCGCTGTCATCTTTGTCATTGAAACATTGTCTTGGTTATTGTTATTGTTTATTTTAACAAATCAGTTTTTCAAAATATCATTTGGGGTATCTTTAGTAGATGACTTTGGAAAATACTTTGAAAAAGATTTGAAAACGACTCAAGCAACAGAAACAACTCCAGCAACAGATGATATTGTTGAAGTTCCTAAGGAAGAAGTATTTAATATTTCCGGAAATAAATACACATATAACGACGCCCAAGCAATATGCAAAGCATATGGTGCCGAATTGGCTACATATGACCAAATTGAAAATGCATATAATAATGGTGCTGAATGGTGTAACTACGGCTGGTCAGCAAATCAAATGGCGTTTTTCCCTACACAAAAACAGACGTGGCAAAAGATGCAAGTTTCTG